TAAATATGAGGGAAATCAATCTAAAAAGAAATCCACCAAGAAAAAGGATTGGCGACACAAAGATGAATCTTCGGATAACTGGAGGGATAACATTTCGACCACAGAAAGTTGGGATCAATGAAAGATATTTTAACATTCACGGGAGAACACCCATTTGTAACACTGATCTTGTTTCTGGCCTTTCTATCCTTCGTTGAATCAATGGTGGATAAATTCCGAAATTGGTGATTGACTTTCTATAAAAAAGGAGTAAGATTATTCCATGAAAGTTACTAAGGCATACAAGTCGGTGCGGAGAACATGGGGTGAACTTAACCCCGTAACCCGTGTCGTATCTTCCAAGAAAAAATACGACCGTAATAAGGAGAAACGAAACACCTATGAAGACTAAAAATCGTTACGAACTGGCAAGCCATTCGGTTTTTTCCAAATTCCCTTACTGGAAGCAGGAAGCTATCAAAGACGACCGGAGGGATCGCAATTTCAACAGCCGAGTGATGGAAGAATACGCAAGTGAAGTTGCAAAACTTGCGGACAGTGATCAGGAAATCTTTGTCACTACAGAGTGATAAACTGAATAAATAGTTAACACTTTTCCGAAAGCTTAAAAGCCCTGAGAAATAAATGTAAATATAATTAGCTAGTTCTGGAGCTATAAAAAACTATTTCTCTCCTGCTGGTTTGCGATGGCCATTAGAGCAAACCTCTTTTTCAGTTGCGATAGCCACTGCTTTCTCTTTTTTTTCTTTTTCTTGTCGGGAGGATGGAACATCCGACGACAAATGAAGATTGCAAGTGTACAGGAAAAAATTTCAAAACTGTTTGACTTTTTATAAAAAGACGGTAATCTGTACCCATGATGAACGTCAATCTTTCAACCATCAATCCGGAAATGTTCATGGTTCACGCCCATGTCATTGCGGGTGAGACTTGTTTTCTGGTTCAACCTCAGCACATCGGTTGTGCTTGGTCCCAAGACAACAAGCACTTCCGTTCTTCTGTCTGGAACTCCAATGGTGACTTGATTTCCGCTGGTTTTCCAAAGTTTGTGAATTGGGGTGAGAAGCCCGAACACTTCCCCGTTCCTACTAGCCTCAAGGGTGCTACTGTGGTCGAGAAGTTGGATGGTAGCCTCCTGATTGTCACCCGTTACAAGGGTGAGTTTATTCTCCGCACCCGTGGAACTGTGGATGCTCGTAAGTTGGATAACGGGTATGAGTTAGATGCGTTTGAACCGGTGTTGAAGCATTTGAAGACTTACTTCATGCAAGAGACCTGGGAGTTCTCCATTCTCTTTGAGTGGCTTTCACCCGTCAATGTCATTGTGTTGCGATACGGGGACCAACCAGAGTTTCGTCTTATCGGTCGGGTGAATCACAAGGACTATTCTTTGGATTCTCAGGACCGGTTGGATGTGTTTGCCGGCACCCTTGGGGTTGACCGACCTGCTACCTACATCTTTGGTTCGACTGAGGATCTACTGGCTCAGGTGGACAACTGGAAGGGCCGGGAAGGGGTTTGTATCTATTCTAAGGGTGGTCAAGAGATTCACAAAGTTAAGGCAGCGACCTACCTGATGTTGCACCGGTTCAAAGAGAATGCTACCCTTGAAAACACTGTGGACCTGTATGTGTCTTACGGCCAGCCTTCCTATGGTGAGTTTGAACAAAAGTTGGTGCAACAGTTTGATTATGAATGCTTTGAGATGGTTCGTGGTTTTGCTTCTAGTGTTGTTGACGCCTTCAAATCCGTAAAGGAAATCGAAGCGGGTATGATTCAATTTGTGAAATCCCTCTCTGGCATGTCTCGGAAGGATGCAGCGATGAAAATTACCTCCTCCTACGGTATCACCAACCGTGCAGCCTTCTGTTTCAAGTTGTTGGATGGTAAGAAGTTCGGTAACGATGAATATAAGAAGTTGTTGTGGCAGGTCTTAAAGAAATAAGAATCTGAAAATCTTTCCGAAGATCTTAAAACCATAAATAAGTGATGTAAATGGTTGCATGACATAGGTTAACAACTTCATTTAATTGGTTAAAACCATAAATAAAGGTCACTTTCCGAAAATGTTCTTTTGGTTGTTGACTTCCGTTAAAATAAGTCTAAACTTGTTTCACAATGATTATTTTATCCGATGTCCATTCTGACTGGAATCGTGTTGAACAAGTTTGTCGGTTGTGGCCAGACCAAACGGTTGTCCAACTGGGTGATCTTGGGATTGGGTTTCTTCGGACAGAATTCGTTCGTGAGAACACTCCAAAGAACTTCCGTTTCTTTGTAGGAAACCACGACAACCGTGATCTGGCTAACACCATGCCCGCTTGTCTTGGTGACTTCGGCGAGTTTGAAAACATCTTCTTTGTCAGTGGGGCTAAGTCTATTGACCAACATGACCGGATTGAGGGTAAGTCCTGGTGGCGTAACGAAGAGCTCTCCTATGGACAAGGCAGCGACTGCCTAGCCCTCTGGGAGAAGAGTAACAAAGAGATTCTTGTCTGTCACGATTGTCCACAGTCTTTGGTAGAGAAGTTTATGTTGATCTACGATAAGTGTTTGACCCGAGACTTGTTGCAGCGGATGATTGAGGTTCGGAAGCCAAAGTTAGTGGTTTTTGGTCATCATCATCAGAGTTATGACATTAACTTTAACGGAATAAAGTTCCGTGGACTGAGAATCAATGAGTCGTTTGTATTGTGAGTAACACCAAAATCCGTAGAAGAAGGAATTCGACATTATTGAGAAATTCGGCGTTGACAAATTATAAAAAGTTGGGAAGATATTTTCACGATGAACAAAAACTATTGTCTCCATACCAGTGAAAAACTATCGGGTGCAACCTCATGGATTGGAACATTTCGTGATCTACGAACAAAAGAATGGGTTGTAGCGTGGTTCAATCCAAACGACGGAAAAATTGAATTTGAAAGTGATAAAATCGACATCATTTCTCCTCCGTTTTCAAATCGTGGTATAGCAGCAGTATTTGAAATGGGATTCAAAACCGGCTGGGAACGTGCTTGACTTTCTATAAAATAAGTCTATACTGTTTTCACAATGAAGCCCGACATTAAGACATTCACTATCCTAGAGTTGATTGATATGCGGAATGACATTATTCAAGAGGGGTGGGTGATGACATTTACCGTCAAAGAAATAAACGCAGAGTGTGACAGACGGGTAAGAATGAACACTCCGTTGGAAATTCGTAATAATCCCACCATTTACACGCCTTAATCTAGTTGACTTACTATAAAAACGGAGTAAACTGTTTTCACAATGAATGCTACGTGTATCTCTCAAGATCTAACCAACACCTTCCGATTTGAAGTCGAATTTGAAGGAAATAACCACACAGTCACGATCTACGTCAATCAGAAGGGAAAATTCATTGACTGGGAATTTGAAGGCGATGTGGATGATGACCTTGGCGACGCCATCATCGAATATATTGACAAAAACTGGACGAAATTGACTGGCCAATTCTAAACATCTATGAATCCCACTGAAATGAAAGTTCTTGACGTTAACGGTGTTCGTGTTCACGTTTTTGCTAACGGCACCATCAAGATTTACGGACGAACTAAGGCAATCTCCGACAAGACAATGGATTACATCAATGCGGAAGCATTGCTTGATGGATTGTTTGATAATAACATCTTCAAGAGCAAACGTCCAACGGCTTGACTTTTTATAAATTAAGTCTATATTGTTTTCACAATGAACGAAGTCACAGAGGTTGAGATTGCAGAAAAGATCGCGGAGGAAGCCCACGCCGGACAGTTTCGTCAAGGTCCGAACGGCGAACCATACGTGAATCATCCGAAACGTGTTGCTAAACGGTTCTCCACGTTTGAATCTGATGACCTTCGCGTGGTTGCGTTGCTTCACGATGTTCTGGAGGATTCTGACTTCACAGAACAACAACTGTTGAACCGAGGAATTTCTCTGGCAAATGTTCTGTCGGTTAAGACACTAACGAAAAGTGCTGGAGACAATTACGACGATTACCTTCAACGAGTTGCAGCTGATGACACGTCTCGGGCTGTAAAAGTAGCTGATATGTTGGACAATCTTTCCAGCGATCCGAGTGAGAAACAAGTAAAAAAGTATGCGAAAGGACTTGCTTTTCTCCTTAACCTTGATGTAAAATAAATCCAACAATGAAACCTCTTTACCACTTCGTTTTGAACTCAAAACCTTACACTGTGGAGATTCCTCAAGTGATGTTCTTCGACAAAGACAAGGATGGGATTGCGTGTGGCCGGGCCTGGTTTAATCAAGGAGAGAACCAGGTTCAACAAGCCGAACACATGACCGTTGAAGAATTTGGTCAATATATGGGCGGTAATTGAATTTAGGATAAGTGGATCCAAAATGGAATAACTTTTTATTTAACTTTTTCTAAAACCATTCTACACTAATCTCACAATGAATCTGAATCTAAAAATTGACGCAATTTCAAGTCACAGAAACGGAGTCTGTGGTGAACCTTTTACGGTTGTTCTTTTTCGTGACGAAGATCTCCATCCTCTAAACAATCGGATGGTCGCGACCATCTTCGATACTGATGGACACTGTGCAGTTCTCAACGTCGGCGAACTTAATCGTGGGAACGTCGGGTTTGCTCAAGGAAATTCTTGGCGAGGCGACCGATATTTCGAAGCATTGAAGCCATTCGTGGATGCATACAACAAAGACGATTCAGATGAATTCAAGGCTCCAGATGCCGACGAACTAATTTAAGAATGAAAAACGTGACCTACGTTACTCTTGGCCACGCCCGCGAAGACGGCGACGTGGATATTATCGCATGTTTCAACCTTGACAATGTTTTGGTCGAGGATCGAGTGAATGTATTAAAGTCAATTCACGACCTTCGACGTTTGACTGGCTGTGAAGTCTTTGAGCGACAAGACATTCCTGATGTTATCACCTTAAATGTGGACATTAATTCGTTATGAGTAAGGCTTGACATTTCTTAAATTAAGTCTATACTGTTTCCACAATGAACACTATCAAAAAGAACTCAATCGTTCGGACGCTTGTTCCTCTTGTGAGGGATTACGATAAGACTAAGGTATTTCCGGTGGGAACTGTTGGCCAAGTTGTCCGTAAGCACAGAGTAAATAATGGTCGTTTTGATTTGAAATCCCTTGAGGTCTATATTGATCATCATCGGTTTCTTTTGAGTGAGAAGGATGTGGAGTTGGCTCCGATTGTCAAGAGTGTTCCGAAGGTCGGAGACGTGTTTTATACGTCGTGGGGATACGAACAGACCAACATTGACTTCTATCAAGTGGTTGATGTGAAGGGTGAGTCGGTGGTGATTCGTCCGATTGCGGACGAGACAGTGGATTATGCAAATCTGTCTGGTAAGAAGAAGGCGAAGAAGGATTCGTTCACTGGCACACCGATGACAAAACGACTCCGTTACTCAGAGAACGGTAATCCGTCCTTCAAGATTGCGAGTTATGCTTGGGCGCACCCCGACAGAGATGGTGAACACTTTTTCAGTGAATGGCATTAAAATGACCGACGTTGTTAATTTTGTTTGTAACTCAATGACTTTTCTTGGAATAGTTGTGGTGATAATTACGATTTACTTTCTTGTAAAAGATTTCTCAGATTGATTTTAGCCTATCGAGAACTTTTTAAGTAATTAAATCAGAAATTGTTTATCAACAGAAGGCTTGACTTTTTATAAATTAAGTCTATACTGTTTTCACAATGAAAACTTACATCGTGTATCTGCTAGGCATTGAGGTTGGATATATTAAAGCTCGAAATCATAATCAAGCGGAATATAAGGCGTGGAAGAAGTATAACGGTGGGCCGATGTCGATTTCCGTGGCTTACACCGAACTTTGAAAATATGGTTCAAAAACCCAAATTGAACTCCAGAGTTAAATCGGAGGACATGAGAAACATCTCCGGAATCACTTTTTTTATAAAATACTTTCAACAGTTAAATTATGATGGTGAGTGGGAGAGTGATGCATTTTACGTATATCTGGCTGGACAACTAATTGGTAGATGTTATGGATTTCCTTCTGACGATGACATTTTAGGAATGTTTGAGGCGATGAAGGCTTGACTTCTTTTAATAAACCGATATTCTATTTTCACAATGAACAACAAACTTGATCCTCAAAACAAATCCCACGAACACGCCCACCAGACTTCTGATGAAATGGATCATCGTGGCTGGCCCGGTGACGGTTCCGGCGAAGACGACCTGGCCGACTTGATGGCTCATGGTGATGAAGGATGTTTTGACAATGAATAGTGATTGATTTTCTATAAAATCCGACTATACTGTTTCCACAATGATTCCAAAAGTTCGTAACTGGAAGGTTCGTGAGATTGAGACGGGCAAATCCATCATCATTCCCACCATCAATAAACGACTAGCTCGTTGGATCGCAGCCACTGACTTCGGTTTCTACGGAACCAAAGTGGTTTCACCATCCAAATAACAATGAAAATCACTCACATTGACAAACTCAGCGGACTTGCTGTTCATCCTTACGACAGTCTTTCCTACGAACAAGCCTGTTGGGTTAACGATAATTTCTTTAACTTACTCCCACCGGAGAGGTTTTTTTACACATTAAGTCGTGATGGATCAATCATTTGCAGAACTGACAAGTTGAACGTGAAAAAAGGTTAAACAATGAAAACTCTCACTGAAATGGTCTTCCCTATTGAGGGATACACCGACAAGATTCACGCTGCCTTGGAGCAGGGATTCGCTTCCCGGCCTTGGTTGACCTACACCAAGTCTCAGATGGTCGCTGACCTTGAACGGACACTTCCTTGGACACGGGGACGTTCGGAACACCAAGAGTCAGTCTTCAACAAGGTGTTCACGACCGGTCTTCGCCGGCTGATTCAACTCGGTAAAGTAAAGAAGGTGGTCTGCAAGTTGACTACGGAACCTACTTTCCAATGGACCGAAGGCATTAACGTAAAGGTCTATAAGAATATCACAGGTTCAAGTGCGGTGGCTAAGGATCCTTCTCAGATTGGAAATCGTTCACTCAATGCTCGACAGATTTTTGAGATTAACACACAGAAGGCTTGACTTCTTTTAAGTTTCTGATATTCTATTTTCACAATGAACAACGAAACCATCGGTTCCACCCTCAACGAAACCATCACCAATGAAGGTTCTCACCTTCCTCAGATGTCCTATGATGAAAAGATGAAGTTTCTTCTCTCCATCCGAAACGACCTTGGTTTGGAAGGCAAGCCCGTCGAGCAGTTCACCGACGAGACTCCCAAAGGCAAGTATTTGGAAGTTTATAGCATGGGCAACATCTAAGTCAACCATCAATTCAATATCATCATGTTCTCAGAAATTAACATTAACATCACTGACGAAGGCGTAAAAGCTTTCATGGGATTCGTTTGTCTCACCATCGTTGGGTTTTCGTTCTGTCGTTACGTGATTGGAAATAAAGAGTGAGTTTTAACATTGACTCGAAGCTTAAATCTTTGTATAAGCGCCCGCCTCATAAGCGGAAGAGAGCCGGGACGAGTGCCGGTCGAGTCAACTTCGATTTTCTTTATATTGTCGTATCCACTCCAACAATGAAATTCATTCAACAAAACATTAAGCCTCTCAGTCTAGTGGTTGCATGTGGTGCCATCGGGTTCATGTTCGGTCATCTTGGAATTGGGATCGCCTTCGGAGTTTTGATCGTTGCACTCGTCACTCTATGCCTATGAACCAGAAATTTCTTCAAGTTACCGTGACGATTCCGTTGAAGGACCGTGGGAACTGGGACGTGCTACTTGACGCTCACAAAGAAGTCGAGAAAGCAATCAGCACGGGTCAGTTTCAAGGTGTGATTCGTGGTGACGTAACATCGTCTGGAGGTCGAACGGAAGGAAAATACGGTTCATACGGCTACGATATTTCTTTGAAAAATAGTTGACATATTTTAATTTGATGGTAAATTAGTTTTGTTGTCAGTGAGAGTTATGAAGGCTTCTGTGGGCTGACAACAATAGTTACAACTGAAGCTGTTATAGTCTGAGTGAGAGCAGACATTATTACTCTCAACCGGTAACTCGAAAGAGTGGTTAGGACTGTCGCCGGATACACTGTGAAGCGCTTCACAGAGGCAGACCCGCAATGGATAAGCGGTCGAAAGGAACCAAGGGGAGTGAAAATCTCCCCACCGGTTTTCAAAAACAAAACAATGAATAAAAACATAACCTTCGTAGAAGTAATGGGCAGTGTGGTTCTATCCATAGTCATCGGATTTTTGGTCGGCTTCGGTCGCGGGGATGAGGTCGCGAGGCGCAAAGTCGTGGAAGGTGTCACCGTTCGTGCAACTTACGAAACCAATTTGGCAAACGAGGTCACACTGGTGAGGACAGAGTGGGTTTCTCCGAGTGTTAAGAAGTAAATAAAGTGTCGACTTTTCGGACACTTAATATAAGATGTCCACAGTTCTTTGGTGATAACGGATTGACATTCGTTATCCCTCTGTGAAAATCAGACGCCGGGGCGCGATAGTCTCCACCAATTTAATAGTTTTTGTTCTTTTGAACGTGTGGCGGAATGTAAAGACGCAAAGCAATAGGGTAGCAAAACCTGACCTGATGACGTAAAACTCATTCAGCACTTGCTTGTAGCTACTAGACATAGCGATGAGTATTGTCAAACCAACGGGAGGGAATAACTCTACGGAAACCAATGCAAGGGCAACCGACAAACATCATACAGGTTCAAATCCTGACACGTTCACTAAAATCGTGTGAAAAATTAAATGAAACTGTGGACAACTGAGAAACTGATGAACCAGATACATTTCTGGTTGACACTTATTGTTTGGGTAACTATTGCGTATATCATACTGAACCCGTGATGGGGCTTGACTTATTTTAAGTTAGTGGTAAGATATTTCCACAATGAAAACGATCAAATGCACCACGATTCGTCAGTTGACCTACTCCAAGAGCAACAAGCCGGCTCAATTTCCCGCTGGAATCGAGATTGAACTTTACTTTAAGCCGGAGATGGAATCTCGGGCGTTCTTCAAGGATTCAACTGGTTACGAGCGACCTTTGGTGACGAAACTTCTCGCTTCCACGGTAAAAGCTCAAGGTGTTACTTTCGGCAAGATTCCTTCTTTCAATACTCTCGAACGGTGGATGAATGATGGTGTGTGCAAGACTCCTACTGGTGCCCGTGTCGAACCCGATGGACATGACGAATATGGCAGCCCGAGTTGGTTGCTCGTGTTGGGTTTGATTTGACAGTCGGTTCGTTTGGGTTAACATTTATCGAAATGAACACAGATCTCTCCCTCAAACTGGCACTCGCCAAGGAACTGACGAAGCTACTACGCGTGGTAACACAACAGATAGACTCAACCGACCCAAAACCTAATGATGTAATGATCACTTGGAACGGATGCGGAAGGCGGAGGAACTGCTGATGCAGTCGAGGACTGATTTTGAACAGGCAGAGGAGTCAAGGACGACAAACGGTCAACTTTATGAGCGAGCATTAGCCGAATGCAACCAACTACGCCAGCGTGTTGCGGAACTTGAGGGCCGAAGTTGGCTCTCACTACCGACTACCCCCGAGCAGTTGCATCTGAGGTTGAGAAGGAAGTAGCCAACAAGATCAAAATTTTATTGACAATCGGATTTTTAATCCTACACTATTCAAATGGAAATCATTAAAATTAAAGTCAATAACTACACTCATCTCAGACCAGAGATTCAGTTGTGGTTGTCTTTAGGAGATGAATTTAAGTCAATAACAGAAGTTAGTGGAGAGAAAAATCGAATCATTCGTGAAATTTCATCGGTGGTTGATTTGAAATCGTTGACGGGAGACATTATCAATGATGATATGATATAATTTGTAAAACTTATGAACACCACAGAAAAACTAAAAAAGATTCGATCCCGATGCATTGAACTTCTCACGATTGCTGAGAAGCGTGCCGGGGCCGCTGAAGCCGGATGGAAAAGCACCATTGCGGCGATTGATGGGGTGTTGGCAACGCAACACGAACTTGGAGTCACGCAAACTGTCGCCAATGCAGTTGACCATATTAACGTCACTATTACATCCATCCTAGCAGCATGGCCGGAGGAAATGTTCAATGATGTGGCTTGATTAATTATAAATTGGTGGTAATCTCTTTCCATGACCGCACGAGAAAGACGATTGAAGTGGATGTATCGGAGAGATCTCAAGCAGTCCGTCATCTCTAAGTTTGGCGACTGTGATGGATTTTACATCGTCAGTGACTACGGCTATGAAGACTGTGGTTACGACGGACCCTTTCACTTTAACGAACTTGTAAAGGAATGGGAACAACGTCGTGGACATCCGCTTGATCTATGGAATTTTAACAACCACGACGGAATGCATTACGTCACGAACGAGACTTTTAGATTGAGTCGAATTTCTAGTCGCCAAGAAGGTTGGTAAGAGGCTTGACTTTTTATAAATTAAGAGTAAGATATTTCCACAATGAAACCTGTCTGTAAGAACGAACAGAGCCTCTTTTATCGTTATCTTTACTTCGTCTTCACTCCGAAGTTGGTCAAAGATCACCGAGACTTCGGCTCTTGTCCAATGACGGGTTCAATCAGTCTTGAACGGATTGGAGTTCATAAGGGAGTTCCATTCACTTGTTTATATTGTTCTCCCATGTGGGAAGGTGACGTTGACGGTATCGTTTTTGAGTTTTACCACGCCGAAAATGATACTTGGACGACCGATTCGGTTGGATTCCCTCTAAATGATTGGACGATGGAAGTTGATAAAGACGTAAATCGTTACGTTGAAGTAGTTTCCAACTTTCTTCGTAATAATACTCAGACGGCTTGACTTCTTTTAATAAACTGATAATCTATTTTCACAATGATACAAGAAACATTCAGATTGGTTGATACACTAAAAGAGTATCTCGTTGATAACATACTCACTACTAAGGTTAGGACGAATAAAACGACCGCGCATGAATTGTTGATTGACAACGAATCGGTAATTAAGGGGGGGAAACGTCCACTTCTTTGCTATCAAGCATATTGGACTTGAGGTGTATCTTGTAAGTCTTCGGCCCACGGGACAAATTAACAGTTGTATTGTGGAATCGTTCGAGTTCCACGACATTCCATCGGAAGTCGGTGGGTTGCCCACGGGGAGGGTTTGACTGGGTTTATTTACCATCCGAAGTCCTTCTCGGTCAGCTTCTCCGTCTTTTTATTCTTCTTTGTCACCGTGGTCACTTCGTTGTAAGTGGTTCTGGTTAAAGTCAATGCATCCATCGGCACCAGGAAATCCAGTCCATGTCCCATATTAACCACAAAACCATCCTTGCGAATCCGAAAGCCGGTAGTCTTATTGACTTCTTTCTCCCGCCACAAGACTGTTCCTTTACGATAAGTTCCGCCCATTGGGCATTTTACGGCCTTGTTGGTGGTGATTGTCTTGACCGTCACCCTTTTGGTCACTGTGGTCTTGTTTGTTTTCATGCACACAGTATGGACTTTTTATAGGAAATATCAACCGTTTAATGGTCGGATGGCCTAAATTTCCAAAAAACATGGCCACAATTACGGCATTCATCTCCCTCTTGAGCTGTCTCTGGGATATACTCACCACAATCTGGACACCTACCAGCGACGTATTCCTTCTCCCAATCAATGAGTTCTTCGGGCATAACAGGTTGTTTTAAGAGTTTAGAGGGTTTTTACAGACTGAGGATTGACCGACCGGATACCATGCAGAGAGCGAGAGTTTGAGTTGGAATTCCACGACCACCGACATTTCCTGTCGCCATCAAACCTTGAAGGAAACAGAATTCGGCCATCTGAGCCTTCTTGGTGTTCGGCTTGATGTCGTTAGCGTTGAGGAGCTTGGTGAGACTGTTTTTGATGGTGTTGAGTTCTTGATTCACTGTGAATACGGTTTAGACTTATTTTAACCAAAATCAATCCTCATTAAACTTGGACCACGAATCAATCAAAGTTTTCAACTTCCGACCATCATTAAGTTCGGGGTAATCAGCTAGCTTGAGAATCTTACATTCGTTAACGATGATCAAGTGGCTGTTCAGCTGCCGCCCGAGAAAGTAGCTGGATATTTGATCCGCCGTAGTGAAATGACGAAGTTGCGTCATGTTGTTCTTGTTGATAACGATGAATTTGAATGTTTTCATTTGTGAAAACAGTAACTGTTTTTTATAGAAGGTCAACAATTATTTGACCAAATCTCGACAAAAGTTTATCTCTCCGACCACACCATCTTCATCCGTCTCTAATGCATTGGTGTTTAACCAGTTGATGGCGTCATCAAGGTTTTTGGATGTTCCTCCGAGATTTCTTGCGGAAATCATGGCCAGCTGGAGATATTTAGGATCCTTGTTAGCCTTCTGTCGAAGATCTCCGATGGAGACAACTTTCTTGATAAGAGTCATATTGTCAGGGTTAATTTTTGGATTCAATCTCGTCCTTCTTGGCGAGATTCGGCCAGAATAGCTTCGAGTAACCAAGGTCACGGAAGATTTGCTCAAGTGCAAGAATGGTTTCGTCGAAGTTTGGAATCTGTTTCTCGTTCATTGTGGAAATAGAATATCAGTTTATTAAAAGAAGTCAAGCCTTCATCGCCGATTGGGCTTCATAACCTGCTTCTGTCACAATCCGAAAGACGTTATCTCCTTTAGGAACAAAGACTTTTATTTCTTTTCCGTTGGTCAAAACCACCTTGTAGTCTGTTCCTTCCACCTGTTTAATGGGAAGGGAATTGATGTTTTCCAACTGACGTGACGACTTCATTGCACGGTAGTAACGTGCGTTTGGCTTTCCGCCAACAGATTCGATTAGTTCCCTAACCGATTGGAGTTCAGTTGGATTCGTCATAACTCTCCTTCGCCAAGTCATGTTTCATGGAACGACGGATATTACGGGTCATCATTTTCCGATGTTTTCCCTTCCCACGGTTGCAACACGGGCAGTGAATTCCACCGGGACCACACTTTGTATGCATCAACAATTTGACGGTATCCATTTGTATAAATTGCGTCGTTTGACTAACGTGACAAGATTCGAACTTGTAAGAGAATGACTCTCCGACTTGAACCAAATCCCTATTAGCAGATCATTAGTCTGCTGGTCAACTTGATTCTTCGGTTGTATTCCAGTTCCAACACACCGTTAGTCAAACAACTGAGAACATCTTAGACTTATTTTAACAGAAGTCAACCTTTAATTGAAAATAAAGTGAGCGTGGCAGGATTTGAACCTGCATGATGCGTCGCTAGAGGTTCAGTCTCATTTGGTGTTTGTAATTATCGTTCGCATAATCAAGAGTTCGGACTATATCAGGTAGCATTCGCTGACAAAGCGATGCCCCCGAAGTTTTGCGATGTTCTCAAGTTCTTCCCACAGTTTTTGTCGCGTAGGCTTCACGATGTTCGGGATGAGCACGCCTCGGTCTTCGAGATACGCCATCCAGTATTTCCTGTTTGGGGGCTTCACGGCCCTAAAATGGAGAGTCGCTATCTCTCGGTGGCTTAAGTCCGAACAAGGCGCTGGAGCACAACGGCCCTTGTCCTCTGCCGTTTCTGGGTCGTTGGTTGTCGGGAGTTTCGTTTCTTCGTTCATAGTTTTTGATTGCTCGCCAATGGGCATCAATTCAACTCGTTCAGTCTTTCCTGCCAAAGCGTTGTCGCATCTCGCTATATTGCGGTTCTTCCCCGCACCGGCGATAGAGGCAAGCTTCTAGTCTCACACTCGTTTCCGGGTTCGCTAGCGTCTTTACATTCCGCCACACGTTCACCTAAAAAGTTATTCAATACCCGTCTCTTGTCAGTCGGAGAGTGTGAAGACCCTGTCCAACCTCGATCCACACTCTCCGACGTTACCCCGGCCATTCCCGGCCTATCCTTTACACCATCCGATAACCAACCATTGCCCGTCCGCGGCCCGAAGGATTCTTGATTCGAGCCACTTCCTTCACCACTCCACCCTTCACATCCTTTTGGAGTTGAATGTAAGCCAACGGTTGACTCCACTTCGGATTCAACACCAATAGATCCTTCATAACCCATTGTTCCGTAGCAGGATACGTGAGAGTCGGACGTTCGACACGAGGCCGACCACGTTGACCATTGACCTTCGGAACCGTCGCCTTTACCGCCCCAAGTTCCTCACTATCAACCTTTTCCACCTTCTCAACGACTTCCTTGTTCAAGGTTTCATATTTACGGAGAGCCGCTTCCTTACCACCTTGGCCGCCGAACGACCATGCGAGCCGGCCAAATTCCGACGTGCCCGGATACCTCTCAGTGTCTTCAGCGACGATTTCCTTAAAAATACGAGTTCCAACCTTCAAAATCTTGACCTTGATGGTTTCGTAGTCCTTCACCACCCCGTCACGACTGCGCTCATAAACGGCGAACTTGTCATTACGGACGACTTGTTTGTAGGTGAGAGGATTAGCGCCGAATCCACCATCACCACTTACGAATTGCTTTTCGAGTTGAATCATTGTGCGATCAGTTTAGAGGGTTTTTATAAAAAGTCAAGCCCTCCCCTACCCCAGACAACCCTCAAAAATGACGGGTGGCCCCCATATCTGGGGTAGGGTGGGCCGTCATTTTGACGGGTACCACTTCTGAACATGGGGGTCCCCCCACTGGGATGACGGACGAGAGTAGCGCGCCACACACGGCAAAAAAATATATGGGGCATTTAAGTGCTAAAACTGCGGTTATATACATGGCGCAAACACACGGCAATTTTTTTTCTGGGTGATTTTAGTGCTAAATCATTGTTTCTTATCTGAGTGATTTCCTTAGCTGTTTAACTGGGTTTTTGATTCATTTCTCATTTTCTATACGGTAGTTTTAGGGGTTTCTTATCGTTTCTCAGGAAAAAACCCAGGGAACAATTTTTATCTGAGTGATTTACGGTGTTGATATAGGGATTTCTAGGACGGATGTAATATACCTCATGAATGAATATATTGGCATACTAGCATTTTTTAGAATGGTGGAGTATAACCGCAAAACTCAATGCCGCGACTATCTCTTATGTAGCAATAACGATATTTTTAAAATATGTGTTGACGACGATATACCGTGAAGTTATTTGACATCATTTGATCGACTGACTTCTAATTATATAAGCATAACCTATGACACCGTTACAGGAATTGATTAAAAAACTAGACCGTAAAAAGCAAATCCTCTTGAATAATCTGGTTCCTTTACTATTGAAAGAATCTCCAGATACTTTGTATGTGTTTCCTCCCGGAGCAACTACAATCGAGGAGTCTGAATCTTATGACTATGAAAGTGAAGAATCTGTTTTGACGGGCATTTTTTGGCATGATCCAATTCTGAATACCAAGAATAATTTCATTGGTTTTCAAAGAGCTCCTCACGAAAATATCATTATAGATGTTAAAGATTCCAATTTTAATAGATCAACTGCAAGAGATTGTCTTGAGGAGCATTTGCCAAGTTATTTAGATGGCAGAAAAAGTCATTATTTTTTGGAAGACTGTATTTTTTCATGTTTAAGTAAAGTTTATGGGAAGAATGGATATGGGCAGCATTACTCCGAACCCAATATTAAAATTCGAGTTTTCTTGGTCAACGGAACATATTATTTCACTGCATGGGGAGATGGTATAGATTTATACAAACAACATCTTGATCTATTTTTACATTTAATAAAACTCTCTGACATCCCAACTGATAAATTACTTTTTGAGGTACGAATGGAGGATGCATCATCGGATAGTGACCGATATAAGTTTCTTTCAATTGAATCACTTAAAAAAATTCTCGGTGTCGCCGATGATTCCACAAAAACTGAATCTGAAATAGAAAAAAGAATCCGTGATTTAAATAAAGAATTGGCTAACTTTGAAGCGGATGAACACGTTAAAGGCGCAACATGGAATCCGTCGGAAAAAAATCAGTTTAAAGTAAAGCTTTTAAATTTAAAAGCAGAGATTGCTGCTCTCGCTGCTGCCCGAGCATCTGGCGAATCCGAAATTAAAAATGTGGTTATAAAGACCATTGATAGACTCGGTGATGCAACCGAATATGTTCCTGCTGACGTTCTTTATGCTGAACTGGAGAAGAAGTTGAAACCATATGGAACTTCCGCCGTGGCAATTATCCAAAAGCTCCGTGACCGAGGCATTGATATTAAGAAAGCTTTAAAAACTTTAGCTGAACAATACGGAAATAATGTAACCGTTACGGAGTTGATGGAAGGATTTGAAAAAATTATAAATGAAACTGTAAAAGAATCAAAAAGGTGTTGTAAGTGTGACCGACCAATTCAACCAAATGAAACAGTATATAGAATTCCTGAATCAGATTTAATTGAACACATCCCCTCCTGTCCGACGGACCCTCCTCTCGGAGAAAAACCCCATGAACGAGATATACGGATTGACAAATTAAAAGAATCAAATGATATGAATGTCACCGCTTTAGCAAAATATAGTGGACAATATTCTTCTTCGGAGGAATTCATGAAATCTTTTGTCGGTAAGAGTCTGGAGACGTTGCATGATAAAATTTCTTTATTGAGATTGTATATGGCAAATAAACATGGAATGATGAGTGAGGGTGAGACGCCGGAAGAATTGGTGGTCAAATTATTGGATGCAGCCGTTAGTTTCATAAATTTCCGTTTGATTGCTCCATCGAGAAAGAAGTTTGATGATGCTGACGCTGTCGATAAAAACTCTCCGGCTTATAAAAAATATCACGCCAATAAAATGGAGTTGTTGAAAAAGAAATTTGCTGCACAACGTACCGGCAATCAACAAGAAAGTGATAAATATACACGTATGTATAACGATTTGCCGGATGAACCTTCCAACTATAGAAAAAACATGGCTGTGATGGAGAAAGAAGTTGAAATGATTCACAAAACCCCTTTAAAGATAGATGATGTATTGCCAAATATGACCGATTCAATCAAAGACAAACAGGCTTGGCAACACGTAGTAAAAGCATTTGAAAACTTTAAAAAAACAGTTGGATAAACCTTGTTATGAAAATAAAAGAAAATATGAGAGAAGATGACGTTGTTGAAATCCGAAGGAAAATAAAACTTGCAAGAAAAGCAAAAGATTTTGAACAGGTTGTTTATTATCGTCAATTAATGGAGACGGATTTGTCCGCTGCGGTTTCCTGGGAAAGATTTAAAAACAGTTGGGCATACGAACAGTGGAAAAACACTTCTAATTTTAAAAAAATGATGGATGATGAAATTGCTGACGCAAAAAGGTTTTCATATCTTGTCGAAGATAAGTTAGAATTTTTGGCCGAAGTGGTGAAAACGTGTCTTAAAGAAATCGATGAAGAACCGTTATATGTTGAATACGTGAAACAAATGCGGGATGAAGTTCCGTTTATGATGGGAGATAAAAAGTTTGAGTATGTTTGGGCAAAATATCCTAACGGTAAAATTGATGTTGGGGTTTATTCATTTGCTGGGGACGTGGTGTTGAGTTACAAGACTTTCAGACAACAGTATAATATTTCAGAAGCCCTTTCTTCGAGGAACGGATCGCAGATGTCAGTCTCTTATTTTGTTCGTGAGTTCGATTTGAGTATGGGAAGCAGAGATTCAGATGCTGAAAAGGAAATTGTGTATCAGGTAATTAAAGTTACATCCGATGTTCAAGGAGATGATTATAATGAAGACGTTGTGGGAGAGTATTATAACCGTCACGAAGCTGAACAACATGCCTATCAACTTAATATGAAATTGAGGAAGGATCCTCACCTTGCCCAACAATTACAGGAAGGAAATTCAGAGTCATTTTCCCAAGGTGTCTCGGGAACCGTTAACGTGGACGGCGTAGAATATGATTATGATGCTGATGTATCGGTTAAGGTAGTTACCACTCGTCAATCCCACGGTGAGGATTATTCTGAAATTGCTCCGGAAGATGTGGATATCGATATTTTAACAATCACTCCGGAACCGCCGGCGGGAGTGGGAGAACAGGTTTCTGAGGCAATTTTCGAGGATATTCACGGACGAAACTATTGGGATTTCGTGAATGAGATACAATCATTTGAAATGCCTAAGTCAGAACCAAAAAAAGAAAAGACGGTCGATGTGTCAGGAAAGAAATGTATTAAATGTAAAAAAGGAACTTATGGAGAAACGTCCATCCATAACGACATTCAAGGAACAAGAACTTGTTCAAGTTGTGGACATACTCTTCCAACACAATCTACGAAGAGAGATTTGTTAGGAGAGGTTCACTTATATAAAAAATACGCTGTTGAATTTGTAGTAAATAATGTGGAATGTTATGATGAAATTTATGCAGTTGATATGAAAGACGCCGTCGAAAGGGTAAAAAAATGGAGAGATACTCGCACAAAATATAGAAACGATGTGGTCAAAGTCAGAAGTATAAAGGATGTGTCAGATAAAGACATTAAGAAGACAAAAAAATATGATGCAAATTGGCGAAATACCGCTGCACGTAACGCCGACACAAGAAATGGAAATTGGTAAATCGTGATTGACATCCTATTTATAGGGTGTAAAGTAATACTGTTCTTTGATTATTATTGGGGATGTACTGGTTTCGACAGTAATTAAAAAGGCTGTTCGGCACGTCGAGGATGATAGTTGGCCTCGTTAAAATTCTATCAAAAGATACACGCTAAAAACGTAATCGCATATGACTTCACTCCTGTAGAGGAAGAAGTTCTCGCTGTGGCCTAATTGGTCACCCGTAATTAAAATAATTCACAATAGTTTTAATTATGACATTATTGTGATTGGCATTGAAAGGTGATTGAAATTGATGCTGAAATTTAAATCTAAAGAAAAACAACTTTTGAGTTTTAGAATTGTTTTTACAAAAATACCAAAAACTATAAACGTGTAGTCGAATAGTTGATTCGGTTATTGGAAAGGGGTTCGACTCCCCTCATCTCCACCATATAAACTACTTGTGAAGAACTATGTAACTATTCGTCATATGTCATATACGAATATTCTAGTGAACAACTGTAAGTCATTAAGTTTGACCGACTTAACTAGATAGGGGTCTCCCGAATGAAAAGCTATGTAAGAGACGAAACTCTCTTAGTCAAAATGTTTATATTTCTTACCTATCAAAAATAGACCTAGAAATTCCATCCCGAAAGAATTTAAACTTGACAGTGTATTCTTTCCAAGTTATTTTTCTTCTAATGAAATAGACTGATATTTTCAATATACATTTACCATGAAGAAGGATGTGGTCAATCCTCGCTAAAAATCCATGATGTGAATACGAAGATTTCATTGTAATAATAAATATTAAAACTGAGATGAATGCTTATAAAAACAAATCAAAATTTTACAAATGTGAGTGTTCGGCTCACCTGCTTGAAGTCACTCGTGATGAGTATGAGGGTCAAGTAAATGTAGATGTTTCGATATGGGCCTTGGGACACGCTGGCAACGTTCCCTTTACATGGCGAGAACGCTTGAGATGGTGTTGGAATATTTTACGAACCGGAAACCCTTGGGGAGACTCCGTTACACTATCACTGACAAATGCCGAGAAACTTGCGAAGTATCTGACTGAAGTTTCTACTGACAAGCCCGCCAAAATTTTATTGACGGATTCGGTAAAGTGATATATAAATAAACTATGTCAAAAAACATCGCTAAAAAAACTGTTAAGTTCGTGGTAGTTCGGAACAATCGGAGAGTATCATCCAAGGAATACTCTTCACAGGAAGACGCATCAGAAGAATATTCTTACTGGTCTAATTTAACCTCCAAATGGGATCGGAGTGCTAAGGTTGATGTGGTTGAGAAGAATGAAAAAATCCACCGAGTTTATTAAGATTTAATTCAAATTTAGTTAGAAAAAGAGCGGCCAAAAAAACACTTGGCCGCTCTTTTTCTTTTTGTGCTAATCGTTCATTTGTAGATATTTATGTAAGGTAGGAATTATGGCAAAGACATACAAACCGTTAAAGTTGCCCAAGAAGGATGAGGAATTAAAAAAATTCATTCTCAACAATAAGTTATCCCTCTTGGAACACGTTTTGAATTCTGTAGAGTATTCCGTTAGTAAAGATTTAGACGTGGTCGAAGTATTTTCATTTTCTCAAACCGATTTCATCGTCACTCTCTCACGGGAAAATTTCAAAGAAAATATTGAAGCACTGTATAATGTTTTTCTAAAACTAGAAAAATATGAACTGTGTGGAAGGATTAAGAAGCTAAATCTTAAACTTTAATAAAATGAAAAATAAAAAACGAAAGCCCGACCAAAGTCCCAAGGTTTTTCAAAAGAGTAAAATTAAGTCAGTTCTGACTATACGAGAAGATCAGAAATTGACCGATAAACAGAAGTTGTTTATGGATCTCTCTACGAGTAAGGAGGCTAAACTCGTCTTCGTTTCTGGGCCAGCCGGAACATCAAAGACTTATCTCGCTGTTCTTACTGCATTAAAATTCATGAACGAACGACTGGTCAGTGATATTCTCTACGTTAGAAGTGCCGTCGAAAGCAGCGACAGCAAGATCGGATTTCTCCCGGGAGAGAGCCAAGATAAAATGGCACCATATCTACAACCGCTCCTCGATAAATTAGAAGAATTAATTCCTCAGTCGGAAATCAACACCTTGATGGAAGAAGGCCGCATTGGCACGGTTCCGGTAGGATATTTGCGTGGATTGAGTTGGAATGCAAAGGTCATCATAACCGATGAAGCACAGAATATGACCTATAAAGAATTGATGACTCTCATTACGAGAACCGGCGAATTCAGCAAGGTGTTCATCATCGGAGATATTGACCAAACAGATATAGGTGTGAAAAGCGGTTTTAAAAGAATGGTAGATGCGTTCTCCGATGATGAGAGTAAAGAGAACGGAATCTACACATTTGAGTTCACTGACGACGACATTGTAAGGTCGAAACTGGTCAAATTCATCGTCAAAAAGTTGAAATCCGTGGATAAAAAATGTTCCCAGTAATACTTATGTTTATACAAAGTAGATAATGGCGAACCAACAAATTTTTAATCTAAGTCAACTAAACTCTTCCAGCGTATCGCCGGCAGATTTATTGATTGTAGAAGACATTTCCGGAAACGAATTAAAAAACGTGTCCGTCGGAAGTCTTTCGGATTCGGTGGACGGAACCATCTTTCTGTCGGCGAGCTATGCCAAAACATCCTCTCTCGCCGCTGTGGGAAATCTGATTTCCAGCAGTATTTCCAGCAGTTTTGCAAACTATGTGTCTCAATCGAGTTGGGCCACAAATATGAGCGGTTCTTCTGTTCATGCGATTAGTTCTAGTTTTTCACATCATACTCGTCACGTCATTTCAATATCAGAATTGATTGAAATAACTTCCAGCAGCGATTACACCTCTATATACGCAGTCGGTTCTGCTGGTGGAGGAATAACCTTTAAGATTGCATCCCCTAAAGGTCTATACATCCTCTCACCCACCTCTCATAAAGACAATTTGAGAAGCGCAATAATCGGAGGAGCAAACACCACGCATTTTGTTGGAGGATTATCATCCGGAAGTTACGGGTTTAATATATCTAATCTCTTGGATTCCGGTTCAGTTCTATTACCGGGAGGAGACTCATTGAATTTCTCAGTGGATGTAGTTACTACTCCATCCCCTTCTACATATTCATACAGAACCATTCTATTTCATAATTTAGGAAGAGTAGATTACTCGGTTAACAGTTCAAATTACGCTCACACTTCTAGTTTAACAACCGTTACCGCAAGTTTCTCAGATTTTATCCATCAGACGACTTCGTCGAGATATGCAAGTTCAGTGGTATATACAACACCGGCCGGAACATTTGCTTATAGTGCATCTCTTGTGGTGACTGCTTCATTCACAGAAAAGACTTCCTTATCTACAACGTCTTCCAACGGCCCGGCGGCAGGAATGATATTTCTCTACGCAGGAATTAGACCTACTGGCTCAGAACAATGGTATAACTGTGATGGAGGACTTTACAATTCTACCGCCTACACCGACCTCTCATCATCATTGGGTTCTAAATTCACGGTGGCCGGATCGGGTAGTGCTAGACTGCCAAAATTGGATAGCAGTCTTTTCTCCAGCAGTTTCGCGGGCGGAGTTTGGACGAATGTGATTACAGGAAGTGGACCATTCAACACTAAGATACCAATATCACAATCTGTTCTAGGACATCCCAACAACATTCAGATAAGTATGAGTCACGCAGGAACTTATTTAGTGGCAACATATTCTAATGGAACCTACAACGGAAGCACGCTTCAGAACGACGGTAGAGCGTTTTATTATAATATCAGAAGGCAAACGTAAGTTCTACTTATTTATATACATATGGCCAATAAACGAATAGTTGAGTTAAACAATTTGGATGGAAAAATTTCATCCGAGGATTTATTCTTGGTCCAAGATGTATCACCCATATCGGAATCCAAGAATATCACATGGGGAAATTTGATGACGGCGATTGCTGTGAGCGCATCGGTTGAATCGGCGAGCTACGCATTGACCTCCTCCTATTCCCACTTAATTATCAGTGCAAGTTGGGCTTCCGCAAGTTTGTCGTCCAGTTACTCATTAGCAGGCTCCGGGTCAGGAATCTATGCTATCACATCCAGTTACTCATTTAGTTCTAGTTACGCTTTATCAGCCTCCTATGCAAGTGGTTCGGGAGTAACTGCGGGAACAAGCAACTACGCTATCTCATCAAGTTATGCAAATTCCGGTTCAAACGCACTGTCGGCGTCGAGTGCAATTTCAGCATCTTCCGCCAGTGGTTCTAATGTATTTGCTTTAAGCAGTTCATATGGATTCAGTTCCTCCTATTCACATCTAGCCACGAATTCCGATTACTCCTCAAATGGAATTGAAACGGGTTACATGGTTCTTTATGCCGGCGAAAATGTAGATCAATTCGAGTCTTCTGGTCAATATCTAGTCTGTAACGGAAAAGACGTGTTTGTTTCGGATTACCAAGGTCTATACGATGTTATAGGCAAAAAGTTCGGTTATTATCCGGCATGCACAATGACTGCGCAGAGAACCACCGTGAATCAGTCAGTGACGGTGACGGTTGATCACGATGATGTCAATATTTACGGATATGCTCTAGGTTCTGGAATAATAACGTTCACTATAGGATCGCCCGTATCCAACGGATTCTGGACAGTGACATCCGCAAAGACGGGAACCACAAGAATTTTGAGTAACGCCACATCTTCAGCAGTATTCGGTGGATTAGGAGCGGATACCTATCTTTTTACCATCACTGAACAGAACAGCGGAATCTCAAATACCTATAGCACCAATATTCACGTAAATGGAACTAATTATGACGAAGTCATATCTCTTGGACCACTACCACTAATGTCCTTCTATCCGTCTTCTAACGTGGAATATAGTTCCAAATTTACGGTTACGGAAGTGACTACTGATCAGACGGTTGATTGTCAGTTAATTCAAACAGCACCGTCATCTATTATCGTAGGCACCACCGCATCATTGATTTTGGCCGAAGACCAACCGTTTACATGTAGCATATTCAGACACAGTGGTTCATACTACAACATTCCGTCGGCAAGTTTGAAACGGTCATCCCAAGTGTTGAGATTCTCGGGTGTGAATAGTTCGGGCTTCCCAACAACCAGCAGCGCATTTGGTGACGCATTCTTCGTGCCAAACGTCAATGCTACAGGAAGTATCCCAGAAAACTTATCTCCGAAGAACTCCCATATAACTCAATCGGGATATCGATCCGCATTCAGTTATTTGATAAAAACTTAAATATGGTAACGTTTGATAGCTGGATTAAACAGACAATCAGATTTCAAAATGGATATTTAAAGGTTAATCACGAAGGTTGTATTTTAAACATTCCATACGAGTCGGAGTCGGTCGTTATTGACCAAGATAACGTTATAGAATTCAAGGTGGTCGAATT